GGTATCCACGCCACCGAAGGGTTGTGTGATTGCGTAGTTTGAAGCCATGTAGCACCGTTCCTTCTAGTGGGGATTTCACCACCAGTTTAGAACAGGTTTGCTTTTACGCCGTTGTTAGATTATTCGGTATTCCTGCGTTTTTTGACTTGTATCTGGTGGTCAGGGAACTTGTTTCCCCAAGCGTCCTCTCCACGGAAGTACAGGCGACCTGCTTGGTGTGGCTTATCTTGGTCGGTGGTGCCTCTGAGCCTAGAGAACTCTTCAGTGCTCACTTCTTCTATTTCTAATTGCTCTTGCGTGTAAAGTTCGTCGCCAAAAGCAATGGTGAACTGGTCGGCAAAGTAACGGGGAATACAAATAAAAGCCCCAACTGGCTCGCCCTTGCGGAACAAAATGTCGGTGTCTGGCTCAGTAATGCGAAGGTTGAACGTGAAATCACGGCGCAAGTTGTCGGTTTCCACCACTCCCGTCATATGGGTAATGCCACGCTTAAAAAAGTTGGGCGGATTTATCGTCATAATGTTCACGCTCGGTGGTGTGCGAATGTGCCAGTCGTTCTGAACGGTAACAATGCCTGAGCCGAAGTGAGACTTGTAGTTCTGTATGTCGTCTGGTCGTTCGTCACAAGTTATGACTGTGGACTCAATAGGGATTCCACCATCCCAGCGAACCGTGAAGTCCTTGAGCGCATAGACAATGAACCCGTACTGGTTGCCAATGGTCAAAGGCAAGCAGTAGTAGAAGTGCGAGTTAAACCAGCGCCTCTTGGGTTGCCCAGCCAACGGCTCTAGTAGTTTGCCGATTGACTCTTTGCTGGCTTTACGACCTTTGTTGGGTATGACCAAAAGCGTCTTTTCGGGGATTTCGTGACCTTCGCTGTTAATGATTGGTGTCGCCATTGTTTTTCTTTATAAATAGTTGGTGGTCGGGGAATGGGTTTTCGTATGCGTCAACGCCTCGGCGGTAATGGTTTTCTGGTCCGCCAATAGCACGGAGACGTTGGTGTTCAACTGCCGCTAAGTGCTCTGCCATAATCGCCTCTGAGGTGTAGTAGTCAGAAGCGTAACCGATGGTGAATCGGTCAACATAGTATCGGGGAACCAAAATGAAGCCAACGATAGGCTCGCCCTTTTCATACGAAACAGGGCAGTCTGGTTGCGTCATTTTCATATTAAAAATAAAATCACGACGCAGGTTATCCGTCTCGATTACACCAAACATAGGCTGTACGCCGTTTTTGAAGTAGTTGGGCGCACTTATGGGCATTAGATTGACACCGGGTGGCGTTCTAAGTATCCACCTGTGGTCGAGCGTGAAAGTTCCGCTACCAAAGTGAGGCTTGACTTCCTGAAGCGAGAACGAGTCCTCGGTGTCAGAAATAACTACAACGTCGTTCCTATCGTTTCCACCGTTCCAAAAAGCCGTAAAAGCCTTTTCAGCACATACAACAAAGCCGTATTGGTTGCCAATAAGCATTGGAAGGCAACGAAACATAGAGCCTGACATCCAATCACGTTTCTTTTCACCAGCGAGGGGTCTAATGATTTCCTCTACTCTGGTTCGTAGAACGTGCTCTGGTAGTTCGTAGTTTGGGTTGAGGTTGATTAAAACCTTAAACTCTGGCACCTCACAACCGGGTGCGTTCATCGGACCGTTCATCATTTTGATAACAGGTCGGCGTATGTAGGGTTCTGCGTCCAAAAACCAGCGATTGTGTAGCGTGTCTTTTCAGTAACCTTAGAAACTCCGTGAAGGAACTCATTAGTGCCGGGGAATGTGACCATTTCGCCTGAACGGGGCTTAACGTCAATGTCTATTTCGGGGAAGTAAGTGTGACCGCCTTGGTAATCGTCATTGAGGTAGACAATAGAAGCAAAGTCACGCCACGGATAAGGGTGCTCTGAACCGTCTTTATTTTCCTTGTCGGCGTGAGGCGGTTGCTCAAAACCAACGGGCCAGCGTATTAGTTGGTAAGTGTCGCTGTACAGGTTGTCAATGTTGCGGATTAACTTGATGTGTCGGCGTAAGCGCCCGTGAATAACTCGCATTATTTCACCAACTTCGGCAAGCCGTGGGTCTTCACTTGTAATAATGTTATTGACGTTGATGAAACGGTTATCCCAAAAGGAGTCGCCGTGGTCTTTTCCACCACCAAACATTTCCTGACCAAGTTCGCTCTGCACGAAATCAAGCAAAAACCTCACCTGCTCCTGTGGCACAAAGTCGGGCTGTGCTGAAATCATTGGCTATCCAATCGCTAAGGGGAACACTCTACCCTACTGTATCTTGTAGGACTTCTTCTTCCAACTGTTTCGGGTGTATTCCTTTTTCTGGTTGCGCCACTCTTCGCCGTAGTCCTTGGAGCGACTCACTATTTCAGCAAAGTGCTCCTGCGTTCGTTGTAGCAAGCCCTTGTTTTCCTCAAAGACAAAATCTTGGCGCTGAAACGGTATTACTTGTGCGTAAGGAGTTCCTGCTGGGATAACGCCCTCGAAATCAGCACGAATAACAAAGGCAATGTCGCCCGGTGGCATTTTGTAGTAGCCATCAACAACGGCTGAGAAAGTAAAGAACGGAATGTCAAAGCGGTTCATTGGGTGCGTAAAAAGGCAACTATAGCCTTCGGGTATCTCTATGGAAACGGGGTTAGACCAAGACATAGCCGAACGAAGATAGCCTTCAGGTATTGGATTTTCAACAACCGATTGTTTTGGGGGTCGCCCCAAGAAAACATCTTTGGTGCTAGAGGTAACTCGCATACCGTTTGATTCTTGCGAAAAAACATAATCCTCAGTGGTGAGCAATAAATAACCAATGTTCAGCGCCTCGGCAAAAGGAAAGCAGTTTTTCACCGAAGGCTTGACCGTGCCGTCTGGTTGGGCAAGGGTTAGCGGTACTTTGCGGTACCAATCGGGAATAACCGATGCGCTCGGTTGTATTGAATCAAGTTCTTTGCTCTCGTAAAAGAAGCGTATTCCTTGGTTTTCACCAATAGGGCTTAAAGATTCCATCTCGCAACTCTCGTGCAACGGTTGTAAATGTTGGGTAACGGCTCCAAAAAGCGGTATTGGTGTATCGGACACCTTTTTTGATTTCCCTTACTCCATGAAGGTGGTGAAAGTCGCCACTAAAGATGACAAGCATACCGGGCTTGGGTTTAATATTAAAATCCCCATACTGCGGAAAGTAGATTTCACCACCTTCAAAGTCCTCGTTTAAGTACAGCATGGTTGTGTAGTGCTTGGTCGTGTTGTAGAGACGGTACATACGCTCAGCCTCTTCCGTGAAATATGAATGGTCAAAACCTTCTGGGAAGTCCTTGGTGCGGTCAAAGTCTGGCTCAATAAAATCCAAATGTGGGTTCTGGGAGATAGGAGGAAACCAGCGCACCACTTCCCAAGAGTCAAGGTAGATTTCACCACTCAACTCAAAAAAGTTAAACAACTCAGTCTTTGAGCGAGAAAGTATGTCCCAAGTCCTACTCATTAGTTCAGGCTCAATCTTGCGGTCATACAAGCGGTGAAGGTCAATAATGCGGTCATCCCATTGAATTTTGTAGTCCTTGCGAAGTTCAGGTTCAACGATGCTGTCCCCAATATCGTTGTTAATAGACCAAAGGTTTGCTTCCTTGGACTGGGCAATAAGCCAAGCGCAGTCCTCTGGCGACAAAAAGCCCTCTATGACTTTTATTTTTGGCGGTTGATTAGCCATTGTTCCTCGCTTATTGTATTTCTTTCCACCTTAACGTAGTCTCTACCTTTTGAGTAGAACCAGTGGTCAGTTTCGACGTAATGAAAAAATACCATTGCCACTACTTGACTTTCAGGATTTGGGAAATCCCTACGCCAGTGTTCTTGGTCGTTGCCGTAATAGGCTAGTGCTTGATTGGGGTGAAGTGTGTAAGGAACGTCCTCAACGTACAAATCCCAAGGCTCGGTTTGATAGATACAAGCATCAAGGGTGTAAGTACAGGCGTTGTCATCACGGTGTGGAATAAGAGACGGGGTTGAGCCTTCTTGTGCTTCATAGTAAGCGAAAAGTGCGTAACTGGGCACAAGCGTCTTGCTTTGGAATACTCTCCGAGCCGTGCTAACGGATTTCACAAATGCTTCACGCAGGATTGGGCTGTTGCTATCTCCGAAGCAATAGCGCCCAAATCCGCTGTCGTAACGCCCCAAGGTTTTTGCGTCGCCAGTAAGACTTTTTTGCAAGGACTGAAAGTAATCGTCCTTAAATAGGTTTTCCACCACTTGAGGCTGAGGTCGCATTACTTCACCCATTGAACCACCGCATAACGAACGCCGTTCATTACGGGCATTACTTCGTGTTTGTACATAAAGTTCGAGGGGAACATAAGGGTTTGACCTGCCTTTGGCTTAACGACCAAATCCCAAAAATCAAAAACGATTTCACCACCTTCGTAGTCATCGTTGATGTAGTGAACAAGCGAAATGCGACGCAACTGCTTTTTCCCGTCATCAACGTGGGCAACAAAACGCTGTCCTCGCCCGTATTTCAGTACGTTGTAGTCCTCGTACTTTCCCTCTAGTTCGGGGTCGCCGTAACTTTTAAGGTACGCATCGTAGCAAGGCGTAAAAGCCTTCCTGAATTCATTGTTGAGAACATACTGAACAAATCGTGGTGTTACTTCAGTTTCTATCGTGTCAATGTACTCATACGGAGCGGCGAATACCTCGCAGTTTCGATTGGTGTAGTCAATAACGCCTTCTCCTTTGGCGTTAAACACCATAGAAGGCTCCCAGATTGGTATGTTGTGCGACTCAGTTTCCATGAACTCAACAAGAGACTTACCGCTGGGTAAGGTGTTGTCGAACACGACTACGCCGGGTGCCAACTCATTCATCTTGTCTCTAACCACTCTTCCTCGGTTATTTCACCATTAACCACTCTAAAGTAATCCGCACCTTTTGTAAAGAACCAGTGGTCTGGCTCTGCATAGTGCAGGAATACCATACCCACATACCCATTTTCTCCGTGTGGAAATGGTGGTCGCCAGTGTCTTAGGTCACAACTTTGAAAGGCAACTGCTTGATTTTCCAGCAAACTGTAGTTTTCGCCCTCAATAACTATGTCCCAAGGAGCGGTTTGGTACAGGCAAATGTCAATCGTGTAAGTACAAGCGTGTGTATCTCGGTGTGGTGGTAACGCTGGAAAGTGACCGTCACGGGCTTCGTAGTGACCAAAAGCGGCGTAAGTTGGGCGCAAAGTATCGGAATCAAAAATCCACATAGCGTTGAATAGGTACAAGCGAGCAAACTCCATCAGAATGTCTTGTGGACTTTCCGTGGTGTGGTATCGCCCAAGCGTTTCGTTATACGGCAAGGTACGAGCGATTGGCTCTAAGCGGTTGCGCAAGATTGCGTAATGTTCCTCGTTGAATACCTGAGGTATGAAAACGGGGCTACTTGGTTCGGTTATTGACATATCCGTATGTTGCGTAGGCTATTCCAGCACGGTGCTCAGTAAGGCTCTCGACTTCGTGGTCCATACCCGACGGGATAGATAAAATGTCGCCTGCCTCAACGATAAAGTGCGTTTCATTTTCGTCCTTGTCCCAAAGAGTCCAACTTGACGTTCCGACACAACACCAGTGGAAAAGTTGGGCAAGGTCGTAATGGCGCAACCAACCTGTTTGCCCCTCAAGGGATTCTGAGATAAACGTCCACGAATCGCCCTCAAAAGATTCACCAAACGCTTCTGCCATAACGTCGTAAAAGGCACGAACGCCCTTTAGTCTGTGGAAATCCACGTCTGGTGAGGACGAGTAGATGAGCGTTAGGGTTGGACTCACCGCTCGCAACATAGCACCGAACTGGGACTCCCTCTTGTGCTTTAAGAAGGAATCCCAGTCGGGAATTTCACTAAGCGCTTGTTTGATGAGCGTTGGTTTTTTACTTTCCAGCGACCTCAGTGTCTCGGCAAGATTTTCCACTTTAGTAAGCAGAGTTCTTTATCACGATATTGTGAGTCAGCGTATTGGCACCAAAGAACAGGTCATTTGGTCCGACCATGACAGCCGCAACCGTAACCATTTCTTTGACTACCTCGACGTTGGTTATTGTCACTTCCGTGAGTTGTTCATTCAAGAAAATGTCTCCAACCTGAACTGACCACGCTCTCATCATTTGCCAGATTCCAGCACGATTGACGAACATAAAGTGGTCGCCAGTCACGTTGATGGTGCCATTAAACGAGTAGTAACCAGAAGATGTCAAGGTTGAGTTAGCCTCAACAATCGTTGTCTGTAGGGTTGTCTGACCTATTTCCGAGTCAGGCAAAGACCAAACAGACGGTGGGTACCACAACGTAGCATTTTCACCATTTGGGTATGTCGGTATAAGCGCCGTCATTACAACGTCGCCAACCAACAAATCCTCAACGTTTTTGTGCGTTCCGTCCGCCATCCAAATAGAAGTTCCAAATATGAAACACCCACCTGTAGGTGGCTTTGGTGGTGGTGGTGGCGGCGGTGGTGGTGGCTTTGGTGGAGGTGGTGGCGGTGCATATGGTGGTGGTGGCTTTGGTGGTGGTGCGTAAGGGGGTGGTGGTGCGTAAGGGGGTGGTGGCGGCGCATATGGTGGTGGCGGCGGTGGTGGTGGTGGTGGTGGAGTGTAGGGCGGTGGCGGCGGAATGTAGGGCGGTGGACGATATGGCGGTGGTGGTGGCACATACGGTGGCGGAATGTAGTTAGGTTGGTCAGCATATGCAAACGCCGCCCACGGACTAATACCAGCCTCGTTGACCGCTTGTACTGAGTATTCGTAGGTGTAGTTGCCTTGAAACCCATAGACAACTACGGCTGGGCTAGAGGTGTAGCCCGTGTTGCTATAGACGATACTTGCAGTATTTAAGCAATAAACCTCAACGTTGTACGTTTTTGGGCGTGAGCCGTTGGGGTTTGGCGAAAAATAGACATACACCTCATTGCTGGCAATAACCGTGACGCCCGAAAGCGTCGGAACCAGCGGTGGTTGTATGGCAAAATCACCAGAGTCTGATGCGGAAATACCGCCTCGTGCGCCAATAATAGGACTCATAACGTCACTTTATCACTAGAACTGTGTTAAGGAAGCAAACACAACAAAGTTTGATGCCGCCGTCTTGGTGATTGTGAAGTTGTATGCGTCATAGCCGTTGGCGTAACCGTTGGTGGGGTATCCCTGACCGCCCTGCCAGTAGACCGTCGTGCTGACCGCTCCACCGTCAACATAGACGTTGTTGCAGTAGTACGAAGCACCAGAACCACCCTGAAGCACCATTACGGATACCGTGACACTTTGACCAACTGAAAGAAGGTTGTTAAGTGTCGCACCAGCAGAGGTTCCAGTGAAGTTGAACTGGAATATATTGGAAGCGTTTGCCGTGTAGACAACGAGCGAACCCGGACCAGAGAGGTACAAGGTTACCGTACCATTAGGACTGTTGCTGTTGAGGTATGTCGTTTCGACTGGCGAGGTGAATACCGTGTTAATGGTCGTCGCTGGTGTACCTTGGTAGCCCTGATTTCCCTGATAACCTTGATTTCCTTGGTATCCTTGCGGTCCTTGAGCACCAGTCGAGCCAGTGATACC